CTGTGGTCTCATCTTCCAGCGCGAAGCTGCTGGTTGTGTTGAAGCCATCGGTCCTCAGGTGCAAGTCACCTCGGGCGACGTCTCCGTGGTTTACCAGGGTGACGTGATTCTGGGTCGTCTCGCCATGGGCGCTGACTACCTGAACCCCGCTTGTGCTGTTGAGCTGTACGCTGGTACCGCCACCGCACCTGCTGCATTCTGATTTATTCAATTCTGGGGGATCCTTCGGGGTCCCCTTTTTTTTATCTATATGGCTTTTCCTACCACTAACTCGCAGCAAGAGCTGCCTGCTGTCAATCAAATCCTGCAGTCATGTGGTCAAGCGCCTGTGACTACCCTAGATCAAACCAACCCGGACGTTGCGATTGCCTATCAGACTTTACTTGAAGTCTCTCGGGAAGTACAGGCGGAAGGATGGTCCTTTAATAAGGAGTACAAATATGAATTTACTCCTGATGTAAATAATGAAATTCAAATCCCTAACAACGTTCTGCAACTTGATTTGAGTAACGACCCTGCAAACGTTGAGTACGGTGCTGTTCGTCGTAGCGGTCAGCTATACGATCCAGTACATCACACGTACAAGTGGACTAATTTCACTACAGTTAAATGTGATGTAGTTTGGCAGTTTGACTGGGTTGATATTCCCAAGCCTATTGCTGACTTTATTACTAACCGTGCTGCTGCTATCGTATCTAGCCGTATCGTCGGTGACCCTAATCAATACACAATCCTACAACAAAAGGAAGCATTCTCCCGAGCTATGGCTATGGAGTATGAATGCAATCAAGGTGACTACACCTTCTTTGGTCACGCTGGTGATACCAATCAATACATTAGCTATCAACCTTACAAAGCTCTTATTCGATAAATGCCTGCAGTTACTCAACGGATCGGAAACTACCTCGGTGGAGTTTCACAACAATCAGATGACAAAAAATTACCGGGTCAGGTCCGTGAGTGCTACAACGGCTACCCTGATGCTACCTATGGGTTAACTAAACGACCCGGTTTTGAACACATCGTCAACTTAGGTACCGGTACTACATACGATAGTGGTAAATGGTTTTACATCAATCGTGATGATGATGAAGAATACATCGGTGTAATCAAAGGCACTGATATTGATATTTGGAATGTCAAGACTGGTAACGCAGCTACAGTTACCTTTCCTGATGGCACCAGCTATCTAGGCAGTACCCGTGACAAGTACAACCTCATCACTGTACAAGATACAACTATTGTTATTAACAGTGATAAAACTGTCGGAACCCAAGCTGCACCTACATTCAACGCACACCGTGTTGCAACTGTTGAAGTTAAAGCTGTAACATCAGGCGCTACCTACACCGTTGAAATTACAATCAACAGTGTCACAAAAACAGCTACCTTTACAGCTTCTTCATCTTCTGATGTAAATGACATTTTGACAGATCTTAAATCTGATATTGATGCATTTACTGGTGATCATGCTCAGCTTACTGTTATTAGACTTAGTAACACCTTAGAAATTAGCAGTACTCTTCACATGGATGTCCATGCTGAGGGTGGTGCTGATAACCTAGAGTTGATTGTTTTTGAAGATGTTGTTGCTAACGTTTCTGAGCTTCCAGCTAAAAGCGTGCATAACAGAGTTGTAGAAGTTGTTAACACAAACTCTGATAAAGATACCTACTATGCTAAATTTGTAGCACATGATGGTGTATCTGGAGAAGGTTACTGGCAAGAGACTATTGCACCTGATGCATCACCTGGTCTTGATGCAGCTACTATGCCACATGAGCTGGTAAATACTGCTGTAGATACTTTTATTTTTCGTAAAATATCCTACACAGACAGGCTTGTAGGTGATGATGTAACTAACTCACATCCTAGTTTTGTAGGTGAAAAGATTACCGCTGGTTTTTTCCACAACAATCGTCTAGGATTTCTATCCAAAGACAATGTGTCGATGGGTCAATCTGGTGACTTCTTTAACTTCTATCATGCATCTGCTCAGATTGTTATTGATTCAGATCCGGTAGACCTTAGCTGCTCTTCTATCCGACCGACAGCACTGCATGCTGTGTTACCTACAGCCCAGGGTGTCGTACTGTTTTCTAAAGATCAGCAGTTTATTATGTTCTCCGATAGTGGAGTGCTGACACCTGCGTTGACTACTATCCGTACCCTTTCTAACTTTGAAATGGATACTGATATTTATCCTGTTGACGTCGGTACAAACATCAACTTTGTTAGCAAGACTCCTGGGTACAGCCGTGTGTTTAGCATGGTTACTAGAGGTCAGCAAGAGAACCCCCAGGTGTTGGACATCTCTCGTGTTGTCAAGGAATGGATTAGCCCTGACATTGATTCTTTGATTGCAAGTCCTCAAAACTCTTTAATTGCACTCAGTGGTCAAGGTTTAAATGAAGTATTCCTTTATCGTTATTTTAATGATGGCAAGGAAAACTTGATGGAAGCTTGGGTCAGCTGGTTAATGCCCGGTACTGTGCAGTTCTTGGCTACTAACTCTGATGAGATGTATGCCGTTACTAAGCAAGGTAATCAATTTACGATCACTAAAGCAGCGTTGAGTCAAAGCCCTGAACAAGCTATCATTGTCAACAATGACGGTGAAAAGGTTAACCCCAGTATTGACCTGTACAAAAACATTGCATCCAGTGCTGTCGTTTATGACAGTACTAACAACCGCACTAAGTGCTACATTCCATACAATGATGTATCTGGGTTGACACCTATTATTGTTATTAAAGGTGACACCAGTGGCGGTACTTTTGTTGAGTCTGGCTTTACTATTACACCTGAGCGTGGTTCTGACACCAACGGTCCTAACTCACCTGCTACTGAGACGTTCTTTATTATTCCTAATAAAAACCTTACAGCTAGTGGAGAGGATGCACTGAACGTTGCAGGCGACGTAATTGTCGGGTTTAAGTATAACTTTGACATTAGACTGCCTCGTACATACTTCCGACCAGATCCTAGAATTACTGACTTTACTGCTTCACTAACTATTTCACGTATGAAGTTTGCTATCGGTTTGTCCGGTATGATGAGCTTTAAACTTGAGCAAAAGGGAAGACGTCCTTATGAGATTAGTTTTACTGGTGACGGCTCTACAACTACATATACATTCAACAAACGTGATCTAGATTTTGTTGACAGATCTGAAGTTAAGATTACTGTCAATGGTGTACGTGAGACTGGGTTTACCTTTACAAACGACACTACGATTGTATTTGACTCAGCTCCGGCTAACAATGCAAAGATCATCATGTTTATTGATGAATGGTTTACTATCAACCCTGTAGCTGAAGCTAACCAGTATCTTGCTAATGACGTTCCTCTAAACAATGAAACTGTGTTTACTGTTCCCGTCCATCAGCGTACAGAAAACTTTACTATTAGAATGTTCAACAATTCACCGTTTCCAGTCGCTGTCAACTCTATGATGTGGGAAGGTAACTACACACCTCGTTTCTATAGGAGGACCTGACATTGATGAATCCATACGAATTTAATCCTAAACAAAACCTCCTTGATGATCAGCTAGCTGTATCTGGTGTAGATAGCAATATCTTTGGTTTTGTTGCTGACGTATTTACTGGTGGTGCTTACAGCCGAAACAAACAGGCTAAAAAACAAGCAGACCGTACCAATGACTACAACAATAAGGTTTACGATTATTCTCTTGGTGAACTAGAGCGTAAATACAACTATTCTGTTGAAGGTCAAAAAATACTTAAGCGTAAAACTGAAGAAAACCTCAAGTTCCAAGAAGCTCAGTTAGCTCAACAATGGAACTACGGTATGGGCATTCGTGCGTACCAGCATCACCAAGAGCTGCGTGCATACGAACAGGACCTTAACCAAGCTGCTAATCAATTTACATTCAATGAGATTGCAGAACGTCAAGCTAATACACAGCAGAATCGGTTTGTTCAAGAACAGATGCTTGCTATGGAGTTTGACCAAGATCAGACTCTTATTAACTTTGAAGCTGCTGGTCTTGGCTTAGCTCTTAGCCGACGAAAGGCTGAAAAAGAAGCTGCATTTGCTACACAACAAACACGTCTTGAAGCACTTAAGGCTACTGGTACTGCCCGTGCTCGTGGTCAAGCTGGTCGTACTGCTCAAAAGAACTACCAATCTATTGCTTCAGAAGCTGGGATGAGGCAAGCACAGATTGTTGAACAACTGTTGTCTACAAAGGATGCACTTGACATCGACTTTGTTAAACTCAGTGATCAACTAAATCTTGATATTGCTAAGCTTGGTGCTGCGCGTGATAGCTTGATGGGTGCTGATGTCAACACTAGACAGCGTATTAAGATGCAACGTCTTCAAGCTGACTTGGATACTAAAGCAAGTATCGAACTTAAGCCTGAGATTATGCCTCCGCTGCCTAAACCGTTTGCACTGCCTAGACCTGAATATCAGGACATCTATAAACCTGTTGCTCCTCCACGTCCACAAGAAGCTGTTGCACAGACAACGAACTTGTTTGCTGCTGCTGTTAGTAGGATTGGTGGTGCTGTTGCTGCTGGTTATGCAGGTGCACCAGTTGGTGATAACTTTAGCTATGCTGCTGCTGCTGGTAGTCTCTTCCGTTGATTTAACTACACTTCCTTATGTCTTATAAAAGTTTTGCTTCACAAGGGAGCTTCAGTGACAATCAACTGAGAGCACCTGATGAATCCCAAAAAATTAGAAGTCAAGCTGCACGCCGTGTTCAAGGTATGAATACGGCGCAAGCCTTTCTAGAAAAGAATGAATCTATTTATCTTCAAGCACAGCAGCAAGCTCAACAGCAAGAGCGGATGCAACGTGAAGATAACTACAAACTTGAAACACAGAATCGTCAAGCATATATAGACGCGGTTACTCGTGACTATAACATTGAACTGCAAAACGATAAAAACAAAGCACAGTCTAGCCTTAATCTTCTAAGGGATCTTTCTGCTTTTTCTAAGAGTGCTTTTGATACTTACTCAGCTATCCAAGAGCAAGAGAGAAAAAAAGAAGCCGGAACAGCTTTTGGTGTTATCATACAAGCCGGTCTTAATTATAAAGACCTTCAGGCTGTTCTCAGTCTAAGTGATAATTTAACTCAAGCAGAGTTATTTCAACAAGATGCTGTTCGAGAAACTTTTGGTGAAGTAAAAGATCCAGCTGTTCGTAATGCTATTTACCAGGTTTATCAAAACCGCAACACACGTGCTTGGATTGAAAACAAAGCTGTTTATCAAAATACTCTTCAATTATATCCAGAGTTTGTTCAAGAAGAACTAAAAAAACTACCACAGGATGCACCTGCTTCACAGCAACTTGCAATCCTTGACTCATCTTTAGCTAATTTTGTAGCTACACATTTTGAGGGAGCACGGCCTGAAGTAATTGGTGTTTCTGTTATTCCTGGATTAAGAGGTCTACAGAACAACATAAGAGAAAGCCTGCAAAGCAGAATTAAATCACAGCAAGAAGCAAGGCTAGAGTTTGATACTATGCAAGCCCTGAACATAGCTTATGCTGATAAAGGTGCTGCAGGTGTTATGAAGTGGTTCACTACCACACCTAGAGGTCCTGAAAAACGGAAAGTAGCTGCTAAATGGATTGTAAACTCGCTTAAAAGTGGAGGACCGAATGCTTTAAATGCTCAAGAAGCTTTAGATATTCTTAATTATCAGTATGAGTTTAACGGCAAACTTACTTCATGGTCTCAGCAATTTACTGGAACAGATGAAGTAGCTGATGTAAACGTTGCTGTTAGAGAGTATCGTGATCGTGAAGCTGCAGCTTATCGGCAATCCGTTAACGACAGAAAACGAGATAACGAGCAGTCGATTCGTGAAAAGTATGATGAGTTAAATGAAGATGGATTTTACACATCTCAAGAACATCGTAGGCTGCAAGAATATGCAGAACAAATCGGTGGTATTGGATACGACAGTGAGTTTGTAAAGTCTGCAGCTAAGACAACTCTTGAGCAACGTGCCGCACCTTTGGCACAGAAAATGCTAGACAATAGGCTTGCTTCTGGTACGTTGACTGTTAAATATGTACAGTCCATGAAACTCACCAGGCAGCTACATGCTACTTACATGGCACTGGCTGAGCAGCAAGAACGTATGCTAGAAGATCCAGAGGTAGCGTCTGCTATTAAACAAGTGCGTGCTTCTGTTTTGAATAACGATGCTATCGCAGTAGCTTATCAAATGAAGAAAAACGTAGCTACTGTTACTGGTATGCAGGACAAGCTGGTTCGTGAATTCAAACAAAACCTTATTGCTTCTAACGGTAACATTCAGCAGGCTCTTGCAGCTAACAATGCTAGGGTAAGCAGTCTACTTAGCAACCCAGCTAACTACGACAAGAACGGTAACTTCAACGAAATTGTTAGTGAACTGCAAAGTAATGCTAGCGATGCAGCAAAAAGTATTACGACATTTAACAATGTTACCCAAGCATTGCTCAACCCAAAGGCGTTGACTAATGCTGAAACAATTACAAACGCAATGAGTCCTGAAATGATCGCTGACATCTCTGAGTATATTGATAAATTTGGTGATCCTGGAATCAAACAACCAGCTATTATTAGGTATATTGGTGAATCTTTGAACTTGGATCCCTTGGGTGCTTTGAACTACATCGCACCTGCTATTGGTAAAGAGCCTGTTAGATTTGAAAATAATACGTTGCAGGCATTGAAGAACAGCCTTCCTCCTAAATTCATCCGTGCAGCTAACACTTATCGTACCAATGAGCGTGTCAATCGCGCTACGTTGGCGATGACTGATGGAGCAAACACTGCAGATTTGCGTGGTGCTTTTGGTGCACAAGTAGTTATGTCTGACAAAGCTGTCCCTGGAGCACGTACTCTTGTGGGTATGGGAGTTCCACCAAGAGCTGCTGCGACTATGTCCGGTTCTATTGAACAAGAGTCTACGTGGCAAGGTCAACGTAACTGGGGTGAAGTACAAAATGATGGTAGTGTTAAAAACTATGGTCTGCTATCTTGGGCTGAGTTCCAAGGTGACCGTACCCGTGTTGCACGTATTGAAGGGTACCTAGGCAAAGAAATCGATCAGGCTTCTGATGAAGAACAGCTGGCAGCTATCCTTCGGGAAATGAAAGAGGTTTATCCTGCTACCTATCAGGTTATTATGGATCCAAACTCTAGTCAGCCTGAGCTGAACAAAGCCATGAAAGATTATGTTGGCTACGGTATTGCTGGTAATCGCTACAGATTTACAAACCGAATCTATTCTCAAATTAAATGAATGAGTATGAAGACACACTTCTCGGTGGTACGCCAACTCTAAGTGAAGAAAAACGTCAAGAACTTTTGCAAGAGCAAGAGCGGACTGATCAACTCATTCCTCAACTAGAGCAAACCGCAGAAAGTGCACAACAGCAAGCACCAGCTCCTGAAGCTACGGCACAGGAGCCTGTTGCTGCTAACAAATACAGAGATGCCGAGGGTAACCTTGACATAGAAAAACTAAGGAGAGAAGGTGGTGAGTTTGACGTAGCTGCGGTTACAGGTGTGGTTGATTTTGGTATCGACCTTTTGAACCTGATCCCTAACGTTGATATTCCCAAAACCTCTCCTTTTGAAAATGAAGTAGCCCAAAGTGTAAGGGAGCTTTCCTCTATTGTAATCCCTACTCTTGCTATTGGTGGTGCCGCTAGTGGTGCCATCAAAGGCGTTGGTGCAGTACAAAAATCTAAGTTTCTTTCTGATCCACTTGTCAAACATATTGGTGAAGCTGCGCTTGGTGCAGGTACCGGTGCGTTTGTTGACTACACTGTAGAGTTGAACCAAGAAGACGATAACCTGTCTGGTAGTCTTCGTAAGAACTACCCAAGGTGGTTCGGTTGGTTGCCCGAAGATCTAGCTACATTGGACGAAGATAGCCCTGATGTTAAACGTGCAAAAAACGTTCTTGAAGGTGCTTATCTTGGTGTAGGTGTAGATGTACTTTTGGGTCTTAACAAACTTTTTAAAGGTGTTCGTGGTATCGATCGTTCTACACAATGGGTACCTGAAAGCGAAAAAGCAAAGGCTTGGTTTGATAAAAACCTTGAAATTGATGCTGCTACACCTGAACAAGCTGTTGAACGTTCTGCAGCTAAGCGGTCTGAAGCATTAGATGAGGTTGGTAGCTACAACTTTGAACAGTCACCTAACCTTGATCAGCCTGTTTTTGGTGTGCATGATCTCTATGGTTACCAAGAACAAGGCATTAGATCTGCAGATGACCTAGGTGTTGTCGGTGCAGCAGTTGACTACGCACGTATCAGTAAAGATGTTGATACAGTCTACGGTCGTGTAGGCAGTGTTGTCACTGAAGGTGCGCTTAAGTTTGGACTTGAAGCTGCTAATAACCAAGAGATTATTATCCGTGGTGTAGCTGAGCAGCTAAAAGATGCTGGTGAATACGGTTACAACACCGCTTCTGGTCGATATCTTAGTCATAATGAAATCCTAGAGTCTGGCGAAGATTTAGCAGGTATGTTTTATGAGATGGATGTACCCCAGCTTAAACAGGCTATAAAGCAGTTCCAAGGTGTTGATGTAGACACTGGTGCCCCTGTGCTTAAATCAGAGGCTTACGCGGGCGCTATGGGCGCTATCAAGCGTTATATGGATGACTACATTAACATGGATTACATGCGTGCACAAGCGTATGTAGGTACCTCCTTTGCTGGTCAGATTTCTGATATGGCTCAAGGTATGCGCCTTACTGAAGGCACGCCTGCTATTGAGCGTGCACAAGAACAGATCCTTGATCGTGTTGAGTTCTTGATGGCACAAAAGGGTATGACTTCGTATGCACGTGGTCGTGCTTTGAACATGCTGAACCTTTGGAATCGGATGTCTAAAAAAGGCACCGATGCATTCCAAATGGCAGAAGCTAAACGCCTTGAGAACCTCGTTAAAAACGAGTCCAACGCTACCCTCCGCGCTATGGAGAGGATTAAGCAAGAAGCTAAATCAGTTGTAGATAACCTACGTGTTATCAAAGAAGAGCGCCCTGAAATGCTTGCTCCGTTGATGCTTGCGTATGAACTTACCGATGGTAATGTAAATACAATTACAAAGCTAAACAACTATGTCAAAGCTTCTACAGGTGTGTTGAGTAAAGCATTTGTTGATCTTACCCCTGAGATTCCTTCTGTGGTTCTCCGTGGATTTTGGTCTAACCTTTATAACGCAACGCTTAGTGCTTTTGCTACTCCAATCAAAGCAGGTCTTAGTAACGCTGCATTGCTGATTGAAAAACCAGTGCGTACTTTGGCTGGTGGCATGGCTGCTAAGGACAACCAGACTATTCGTCGTGGATTCTATCAATACAGCAGTATGGTAGAAACGCTTCAAGAGTCGTTTGGTTACATGAAGGAAGTCTTTAAACGCAGTGGTTCTGATCCTTATGTTGTTGCAGCACGTGATGACATTGGTCTTAAAAACGAACGTCAGCTTGAGATCCTTAATCAGTTTGCTGATGCTAAAGCAGAACGGGGAGACTATGGTCCCCAGGTGATGATGCAAGTCATCAATGACATGAATGCTTTGGCAGATCATCCTTACCTTCGGTTTGGCAACCGCGCTATGCAGGCTCTTGACGGTTTTACACAGTCAATGATTGCTACTGCAGAAGCCAAAGGTCGTGCATTCGACATGGTTACTAAAGAAGGTAAAGAAGTCTTTGACGCTAAAAAAGCAGACGCTCTGTACAAACAAGTAAGGAGTGAGATGTTTGACAGCAATGGTTTGATTACCGATTCTGCAGTTAAACATACTTCTGGTGAGATTGCTCTTAACTTGGATAATGCAGCTAACGATGCATTCTCTGGAGCTATCCGTCGATTCCCAATCCTCAAACCGTTCTTGCTGTTTACCAAGACACCTTTGAATGAGATTGCACTGTCTGCTTCTTATACTCCCCTGGGTATCTTTTCTAAAGCTCGTCAAGACTTTGACTTGCCTTTTGAAGAGATGTCAGGTCAAAGGGTTGAAGAACTGCTCACTGCTCGTGGCATTGATTTGAGCAACACACCTTCGATCAAGGCTAAGTACAACGAACTTAGAGCTGATATTAAAGGTAGAGAAGCTATTGGCAACATTGCAGTTGCTAGTGCTTTTGGCTTGTTCTTTAGTGACAGGATTACCGGTAACGGTCTTTACGATAAACAGAAACAAGCACTTCGTAGAGATGCAAACTGGAAACCACGTTCTATCCGTTTGCCAGGCGGAGACTGGGTAAGCTATGACAACCTTGGTCCTATTACCAACTGGTTGGCATTGACAGTCGATGTTATGGACAACTTCGATCAACTGGCTCCTAATGACATTGAAGAACAACTACGTAAGCTTGGTTTTGTGTTTGCTTCTTCGATTACTGAAAAAACAACCACTTCCGGTTTAGAAGTAGCCTTTGATGTGTTTAGAGGCGACGTGGGTGCTATTGAAAAATGGTCGTCTAGTTTCTTGACCAGTGCCACTATTCCTGGTTCTAGTCAGCTAGCCGAGATTTCTCGATTGATTGATCCTGGTCTTAAAGAAGTTGAACAAGATGTATTCAGTCTTGTACGTAATAGGTTACCTTTGTTGAAAGGACAGCTTCCTGCTAAACACGATTGGATTGATGGTGGTGAAGTAGGTGTCCCTGATACCTTCCTTGCACGTGCCTGGAACACTTATTCTCCGTGGAAAATTAGCGGAAAAATTAGTGATGAAAAACAGTTCTTGATGGACATTGAGTACGATGCCCGTCCTACCCTGCAAACTAATGGCAAGGGTGTTGAACTTACTGACGACCAACGGTCTGAAATTACTGACATTATGGGTCGTGATGGGTTGTTTAAAGATGGCATCAGACGTGTCATGCAAAGCACAGATGCAAAAGAATTTAGACGACAGTACAAAGAAGCTGTTGACGCCGGTCTAGAGCCAGACCTTAGCACGTTCCAAAACTTGCATTTTATGCTCGACCGTGAATTACGTTACGCTATGAGGATGGCATCTGCTAAATCCACACAGCGTGATGATGTGTCCAGACAACTGTACACTCAGGAAGTTGTTGGTAACTACCTGCGTAGTGGCGACCAAGCAGCCGCTGAGCGGTTCCTTGAATACATGAAAGACTTTTCTTATTAACTACTAGGTATTAAAGCGTAATGGCTAACACTTTTGTTGAATACACAGGGAATGGTTCAACCACGAACTATTCATTTACATTTGAATACATTAAAGAAGCTGAAGTCAAAGTAACTATTGACGGCACAGCTACAACTGCATTTACTTTTGCCAACGCTACCACCCTTAGTTTTACAACAGCACCAGCAAGTGGCGCTAAAATCCGTATCTATCGTGAGACGGATGTGTCTTCTTTAAAAGCTACGTTCTTTGCTGGTTCTGCAATTAAAGCAGAAGATCTTAATGATAACTTCACGCAAAACAACTTTGCTGTTGAAGAAGTACGAGAAAGTACTTGGGATGTCGATACTGAAACCATCAAGTCTAACGAGACTTGGGTAAGCAGTGACACCCAAATTGCCACTACTGCTGCAATGGACGCCCGCTTCCAAGATGAAGCAACAGAAACCATTACTAGCAGTGAAACTTGGCCGGACAATGATGACACTATTGCTACAACGGCAGCCATCGATAATCGTATCGACACTGCCATTACTAATGACATTGCCGGATCTGATGGTGTGTCTATTACTGATGATGGTGACGGTACTATTACGGTTGGTTTAAGTGCTAGCTCTGTTGATTTTGATCGTATCAAAGATACGGACATCATTACTTATAATGAGCAGAATGCTGGTTCTCCATCTCCTGCAGATAGCAACATCTTCACTGCATCTGCTGCTGCACGTCGTTTTGATACGATTGTACAGACTGGTACTCCTAGTGGTTCTGACTGGCAAGTTGGTAAAACTTGGCTGCAGAATGATGCTGACAAAACTCTGTCAGTTTGGGATGGTGATAGCTGGGAAGGTATTAGCTCTGGAGGTACCTTTACTAGCCAAGCTAAGGTTGTCTATGTAGACGCTACTAACGGTAACGACGCTAACGATGGTCACCGTATTAGCCGTCCTAAGGCAACTATTAAAGCTGCTGTACAACAGATCAACGGTGATGTTACCTATGGTGACGGTAGTATTGTTATTGTTGCACCTGGTGTTTACCAGGAAGCATGTCCAATCCAAATCCAAAAACGTGACGTTGCTATCGTTGGTACGGCATTGCGTCAGTGTGTAATTCATCCTACTGCTGCTACTGAAACCGCAACGATGTTTGAGGTCAACAGTGGTACATACCTGAAAAACTTGACGTTCACTGGTATGAAGGCAAGTGGTACACGGGGTGCTACTGGCTCTTTGTGGGAAAACGCTACGTATGGTCTGCCTCCTACACAGGGTTGGAACGTTGCGTTCTACAACAACGCCTATATCTACAAGTCCCCGTACATCCAAAACTGTACCAACTTCTCTGACTCTGAGATTGATAACACCGATCTTGGTTTCTATGCTGGTGATACTGACAAAGGACGTGCTGGTGACCTTGACTCTGCACCGACTGGTGGTGGTTTGTTGGTTGATGGTTCAACACCTCACCAAAACTCTCCGCTTCGGTCTATCGTTTGCGACAGCTATACCCACACTGGTCTAGATGCACCTGGTATCTTTGTTACTAACAATGGTTACGTGCAGGCTACCAGTAGCTATGCGTTCTTCAACCACGCACACATCACTTGTATCAATGGCGGTCAAGCAAACCTTGCTGCATCTACAAGTGACTTTGGTCGTTATGGTTTGATTGCTAGCGGTAAATCCAGCACTGCAATCTTTACTTCGACTATTGATGGTGCTGTTTCTGATGGTGCTATTAGCTTTAACATCGATGCACCTACTGCTGGTGCTGGTTGGCACGGTTCTGCTACTCGTCCTGCAGGTAACCAGTTGGTGACCGTGAACAGCGTTACCTATCCTATTTTGTCTGCTGTTGCTAATGGTTCTGGCTGGACTGTGACTATCAGCCGTCCTGATCCTAACAACCGTAGCACTAACCTTGGTGTTAACGGTGCAATTAGCGATGGCGCTGCCGTGTCGTTCTTCCTTAGGTCGATGATTGCTTCTAGCGGTCACACCATGGAATACGTTGGTAGTGGTACTGATTATCGTGCATTGCCTGAAAATGGTGGTGTTCCTAACGATGCTAATCAAAAGATTGAGCTGGATGACGGTAAGATCTGGACTGCTACTACTGACCAAAATGGTAAGTTTACTATTGGCGGTAACCAGACTGATGACCCGTTTTTTGAAGTAGACCAGCAGCTTGGTTACGTTACCATCCCTGAAGGTTCTATTGCGTTTAACTTGCTGTCTGACTTGACGCCACAGCTTGGTGGTAACTTGGATGTTAACGGTAACGAAATTACAAGTGCTAGTAATGGTGATGTAACAATTAACCCTAACGGTACTGGTGATATTGTACTGGATGCAAATGTTGGCATTGGAACATCGTCGCCCGCCGCAAAGCTTCATGTCAACAGCGGCACGGCTAATACATGCGCCACTTTTGAAAGCACTGACGCTGGCGCAACAATCAATCTCACTGATAGCAATGCACGCTCTAGTATTGAACAAAATGGAACGACCTTAAGCATCATTGCCGACACAGATGCTTCTGACGCAAGCAGCAACATCAGGTTAAAAGTTGACAACAGCACAAAGTTAATTGTCAACAGCTCTGGCAATACTGGCATTGGAACAACGTCGCCTAGCCATTTACTTGATCTTTCTAATTCAAGTGATGCTTACATTCGACAAACAAGAGGCAGCTCAGCTTTCCGTGTGGGGCCTGCTGGCGATCAAGCTAGCGACGGCGCAATTCTTGGCACTGATACAAACGGTCCGCTGCGTATTTTTACCAACGGATCTTCAAATGAGCGCCTACGCATCGACAGCTCAGGGCGGGTCGGCATTGGAACGTCGTCGCCTAGCAATCTTCTGCATTTGAACAGCACTTCAGACCAGTTGCGTATTTCCGACGGTTCAAACGGATTTGATATTCGCGCAGGTGGCAGTTTTATAATTGAAGATGATGGCACCGAGCGCCTGCGAATCGACAGCTCTGGCCGCGTTGGCATTGGGACTAGTTCACCGACGACAAAGTTAAATGTTAAATATGGCGCTCTTGAGGCAGCAAGCCTTTATGAACTAATTCTCAACGCAAATTATGGAAGCAGTAATAACGGTGGTGGTCGAATTGGCATTACATTTTCTGGGAACCCAGATGGAACAGCAGGTGCAGGTCAAAAAACAGCAGGTGTTTACGGTGTAAGCACAGACAGCACTCAGTTCACACGATCGATGGGTCTGGTGTTTAATACATCAGGCACGGATGCTAATGCAGCCGAGCGGATGCGCATCGACAGCTCGGGAAATGTTGGCATTGGAACGTCAAGCCCTAGTGCAAAACTAGACGTTAATGGGAACGTTCAGTTTGGCGATGGCGGTGGCTTTGATATGAACATCAATGGCACTCGTCACCAGTTTAGTATTGGTGGCAGTGAAAAAATGCGAATCGACAGCTCTGGCAACGTTGGTATTGGAACAACGTCGCCAAACTTCAAATTAGATGTAAATGGCGAAGTAGCTATTACTGAGGGTCAAGCTCTTACATGGCACGACGGTAGTGGCGGCAGATCCGCACAGATTTTCGGTGGCTCAGGTGATGTACTTGTCTTTAGAAATACAAGCTCACTCAGTGAGCGGATGCGAATCGACGGCTCGGGGCGGTTGCTCCTGGGCACGACGACTGAAGGTGATAGCACGGCTGATAACTTAACCATCGCTGATTCTGGAAACTGCGGAATGACCGTCCGCAGCGGAATATCTAGCAGCGGTAGTATTTTCTTTTCAGATGCCACTTCTGGTAGCGGAGAATATGACGGATACGTTCAATATCAGCACAACAATCAAGCTTTAAGGTTTGCTACTGCTGCAACAGAGCGGATGCGGCTGACTAGCGGGTCTAGCGCAGGACTTCACCTTGGGAAAACAGACTTCAACGTTAATGAGGTTGGTGTAAGCATTGGTGCTGCGGGAAGCGCTAAAGGAGTTATTGAGTGTACGCGATCTGGTGCTGAATGCTTAAAGGTTGGTCGCAACACAAACGACGGTAAAATTGTTGAAATCAGGCAAGGCGCTTCAGAAGAAGGAAATATCAGCGTTTCAGGTAGCACTGTTTCATACAACGGCGGTCACCTTAGTCGTTGGTCACAACTTGCAGGTGGTGCGGAACGCACTGAGATTCTGCGTGGCTCTGTACTAAGCAACCTCGATGAGATGTGCGAATGGGCTCATGCTGCTCAAGACGCAGTGCTCTACACCGAAGAGGATGAGCTGCCTGAAGGCGTCAGTGTTGGTGATGTAAAAACACCTGCTGTTGACGCTTACACAGAAGACAACGAACAGCTGAACCGCATGAAGGTCAGCGATGTTGAAGGCGATCCAAATGTGTCTGGCGTGTTCCAGGCTTGGGACGATGACGATGACACCTACACCAACGACTTTTACTGCGCGATGACGGGTGATTTTGTTATCCGCATTGCACAAGGCACAACCGTTGCACGCGGTGATCTGCTGATGTCTGCTGGTGATGGAACGGCAAAACCGCAGGATGATGACATCGTGCGTTCCAAGACCATTGCCAAGGTGATTAGCACTACGGTGTCTACTACTTACGCTGATGGCAGCTATTGCGTACCTTGTGTGCTGATGGCTTGCTGAATAATTCACCCTTATTTTTTATTTACTAATTATGTCTACTATTACTTGGAAAGTTGCTAACCTCGACCGCACTCTTGCTGACGGTCGCGTTTCTAATGTTCACTACACCGTTGATGCACGCTCCGACGATGAGGTGTATTCCGCAGGTGCCTACGGCTCTATCGGCCTGGAAGGCGATGTGGCTACCCCCTATGCCGACCTCACTGAAGAAGTGTGTGTGGGCTGGGTGAAAGACGCCCTGGGTGAAGAAAAGGTTGCAGAGGTTGCTGCTGCTCTTGGAGCACAACTCACTGAGCAAGCTACACCTACCGTTGGATCTGGTACACCCTGGAGCTAATCATGATTGCACTTATTCGCCCCGTATTGATGTCGTTTCTTGGTAGCGACAAAGTAAAGCGCCTTATTGTTGACCTGCTCCGTAAACTGGCAGAAAAGTCTGACAACACTGTTGATGACGCTGCTGTTGATGTTTTGGAACGCGGTTTGTTTGGTGATAAGTAATGGACCTTGGAGAGCCGCCGGTACTACCGTCTCTACGGCTCCCTGAGCCCGTTGTTTTACCCCGTCCGGTACTAGATGTCCCACGAGCGGATTTGCCCTCTTACAAGCCGCTTGTGGTGCCTCCTAGCGACCTCCGGCCACCTCCAGGGGTCAAAGGATCCAAGACATCCGAAGAAAAACCTAAACCAAAACCACCTCCGGTTAAATTACCGCAGGATACAAGGCAGGTGGATGTTCCATTTACGGATGTGACCATGCCTCTGCCTTCTAATGAAATACTTGTCACGGCTGGTACTACTGCTACCGTGTCTGTTGCAGCCACCCTTACGGCAACAGCAGTCTTTAAGTGGACTGTAAATGCAATGAAGCCCATCCTTAAACAAGCATGGACAAAAATAACAAAACGGAAGGGTTCATCAAGTTCATCGTCCTTGTCTGGTCCGCCGGACTCCTAACTGCTAGTTATGCAGGTTGGATGGAAAAGATGGATCCTACCTATGTCGCATCAATTCTTAGCGGCACTCTAGCAACTTTTTCTATTACACGAGAAAAAAAGGAATGAAAAAGCTACTTCTGTTGCTGCTGTTGGCTGCGCCTGCATCAGCTCAAACTGTTACCCCACAGTTCACCCAGGGGTCAATGCAATCGACAACCACCACCACGGTTGACATTGAACGTACTATCGAGACTGAAGTCTTTGGTGGTGATTACAACTCATGGAGTGGATCAAACGTAACTCCCAGCGCAGACATTGCGGGAGACAGTACAACATTCTCAGTTACAACTTCTGGAGATCCTTGGTCTCTGGAAATCACAACACGAGACGCAGGCGTTGTAGAAACGATCGACATCACAGAAACAATCGAGTCCACTTCTACCACTACCTCGCTCTCTATCTTCTCGCAGTAACCGCAGGTTACACCTACGTAACACCTGCGTATGCAGAAGACCCTAAAGTACAGAATACTTCTAACCCTGTAGCAGCTGCAACTGGTAATGTTACCAACCAAGCTGTACAATTCCAGAACAATGGTGCACCAAGTAGACAGATATTTGGTGCTAATAGTTCGTGTAACGGAGCTACAATGACGTTTAGCCCATTTTATATGGGCAACGACACTATACCGTACGAAGCTGACGGATACGTCCGTTCTAACAACTACGGTATGCAGATGTCTTTTATGATACCACTAGATGGTAGCATGATTGAGCAGTGCAAACAGATAGCCCGTCGGCATGAACAAAAGATGAGGTTAAACTACGAGATGATTCGTGCAGTCAAGTGTACAGAGATCATGAAAGCTGGTTTTACCTTTCGTCCTGGTAGTAGGGTAGAAGTGTTGTGCCATGACATTATCCCTATCGTATCTTTAAAAAATGATCGAAGCCCTAGTGAGTCTGTCGATAGCAGCGATAGCGGGGGGAGCAGCACTGAACAGCAGGCTGCACAACCGAATCAATAGTGTTCACGAACGTATTAGTGCGCTTGACCGCCGACTAGATGGCATTGAACTTACTGTGGCTTCTGACTATGTTAAGAAGTCTGAGTTAGCTGAGTTGCTTAGCCGGATGGAAGATCACATGGTACGTATTGAAAACAAACTGGACCAAATCGTGCTTCGCAATGTCTAAGAAAAAAGCTACAGAAGACCAGTTTAACGAGCTGCATAATCTAGTTACTAAGGAGTTTCTTGCCCGTATTAAATCAGGTGAGGCTTCTACAGCTGATCTTAAAGCAGCTTGCGACTGGCTTAAAACAAATGACATTAGTGGTGTTGCTATGGACGGCAATCCATTGTATAAACTGGCTAATGTAATGCCGCAAGTTGACCCAGAACTCGTACAAAGCAGACTCTATGGCAAGCGGTAACACATCCAAATACTACAAATCAAATCCTAAAGCCGCTGCTCGCCGTCGAAAGCAGCAGCGTGCATACAACAAGACTGCAAAAGGTCTTAAAATTAGAACTAACGCAAACAAACTCAATCGAAGGCTCGGTACTTATGGTAACGGCGACGGAAAAGATGCATCTCACACAGGACCTAACAAAGGTAAACTTGAAAGTCCTAAACGAAATCGCTCTAGACCACGTCGTAACCAAAAGTACGCATGACCCCGCTTTTCCCAAGTCCTGATCACTACCTTTACAACCTAATAACCATGACGTCCTCTGAAGCCAAGCGCCTTTGGAGGCGCAGCATTAAAGAACACTTTGGATGCACATGTGTTTATTGCGGAATTACTTATGACTTACATGAACTTACATTGGACCACGTACATCCTCGTTCTCTTGGGGGTGAAGACATTACATCAAATGTCGTACCAGCCTGTTCCAGTTGCAATCAGGACAAAGGAAGTTTACATTGGCGAGAGTGGATGAGACAACAATTTGGTAAAAATCTACTCAGAGAATCTTTAATTTTATCACACATTAGCTAATGGCAGATACCCCTAAACCGATACCATATTCTGAATGGAAGGTTAAAGCAGAAAAAGCATATAAACCAAATAAATACTCTGTTCGAGAAATGCTTCGAGATTGGGGGTACCCTTCAGATCGTCCTAAAGGTCAATGGACTTTTAATTTTCAAAAAGGCAAACTGCAAGGCAAGCGTTACTCAACTAGAAAACGCACCAGAGGCAGCGGTACAGGTGGACGGCGCAAACAATTAGCCAAAATATCTACACCACCTGGTACTGATCGTCTAGCTTTTTTTGAAAAAATGACAGAAGCAGGCGCTGCAGGCAAGGAAGGACACCACAGAACTCCTTTGTTTTTGTCTGGTCGTGCATTGCTAGAAATGTCTGAAGAACGTATTGCTCAATACTTTGAACGCTTTAAACAAGCTGGAGTTGCTTTAGGTGACACCGCTGAAAATATTATGTCACTTGGTAAACAAGAGCACAGACAAGCTCATGTTGAAGGTGAAGCACTTCAGCGCAAACTGAAGCAAATGGAGCAAAAACCCCAAAGAAAGACTAGAGTACGACCTAAAGGAGGTACTATGCAATTTATTAGCACTGCTCCTAACTTTTTTAACACAGGATTCCCTACACCTGGTGACGACAATCCATTTGGCGGTCGTACAGTTGAAATGGATCCCTTTGGTAGCGGTGCTACTATTCGTCTACCTTAACCTATGACCGACATCCTATCCGCCCTACAAGATGATTTTAAGCTGTTCCTGCAAGCCCTGTGGGCGCAGCTTGATCTACCGGAGCCTACACGTGCACAATACGCAATCGCAGACTATCTTCAGTCTGGACCTAAACGTCTTCAGATACAAGCTTTCCGTGGAGTTGGGAAGTCATGGATTACTGGAGCCTTCGTTCTTTGGACGCTTTTCAATAATGCAGAAAAAAAGATCATGATTATTTCGGCTTCTAAAGAACGAGCCGACAACATGTCTATCTTCCTGCAAAAACTAATTATTGAAACACCATGGCTTTCTCATTTACAGCCCAAGTCAGACGATGCAAGGTGGTCGAGGATAAGCTTCGATGTGAACTGCTCACCCCACCAAGCCCCAAGCGTAAAGTCGGTGGGCATCACTGGACAGCTAACCGGAAGCCGCGCCGATTTAATGATTCTAGACGACATTGAAGTTCCTGGTAACTCAATGACTGAATTTATGCGGGAAAAACTGCTTCAACTGTGTACTGAAGCAGAATCTATCCTTACACCTAAGGATGATTCCCGCATTATGTACCTTGGTACCCCACAAACAACCTTTACTATTTATCGTAAGCTAGCAGAACGTAATTATCGTCCGTTTGTTTGGCCTGCAAGGGTCCCTAGGAGCCTTAGTAACTACGAAGGACTGATTGCACCACAACTGCAAGAAGACATCGATACAGGGGCACAGGCGTGGGAGGTAACTGATCCTGACAGATTTAGTGATGATGATCTTATCGAACGTGAAGCGGCAATGGGACGAAGCAACTTTATGCTTCAGTTTATGCTTGACACGTCCCTTAGTGACGCTGACAAGTTCCCACTTAAAATGCAAGACCTTGTGGTTACTGCTGTTAACCCTACCACTGCTCCTGACTCCGTCATCTGGTGCTCAGACCCAAAAAACGTCATCAAAGACGCTCCGACTGTTGGACTACCTGGAGATTATTTCTACAGTCCAATGCAGTTACAAGGAGAATGGCACCCTTACCAAGAGACAATCTGCTCGGTTGACCCGTCGGGTCGAGGATCAGATGAAACAGCGGCAGCTTATATCAGCCAACGCAACGGTTTTTTGTACTTGCACGAAATGCGTGCTTACCGAGACGGATACTCAGACAACACACTTTTGGACATTTTAAGAGGTTGTAAAAAATACAACGTAACTAAACTTGTAATTGAAACTAACTTTGGTGATGGCATTGTTGCTGAGCTGTTTAAAAAACACCTACAACAGACAAAACAAGGCATTGATGTTGAAGAAGTTCGGGCTACCTTACGTAAAGAACAGCGAATTATAGACAGCCTTGAGCCTATACTTAATCAACACAGGCTTGTTATAGACAGATCAGTTATTGACTGGGATTATACTTCAAACAAAAACGAAGCACCTGAAAAACGACTTATGTACATGTTGTTTTATCAGATGTCACGTATGTGTATGGAAAAAGGTGCTGTTCGACATGATGACCGTATTGACGCCCTAGCACAAGGTGTCAAATACTTTACCGACGCTATGGGTATTTCTGCTCAAGAAGCGGTAAACCAGCGTAAACGTGAAGAATGGAACGACATCCTTAGGTCAACTATCGAAGACCCACAATCTAGCGCTAACCACCTTGTTTTGGGTATGAATTTAGACCAAAGAAGGCAGGCTAGAGGTAACGACAAAAACTCTGTCCCTACCTGGGTTTAGAGCGGTAGCCGCCTTATACAGGGGGAAGGGTGGACCCTCTGTGTAATTGGGACTCTTCGGAGTCCCTTTATCTACAGTAACTAGATTACTGAGAGACATGTGTATATATGATTTATACAACTGTGTCACACCTGAAACACCTTTACTACTGTATGCACTCCGTTAAACTCATTCATTCAACACCTGATGGTGATAACCTTGTCAGCTATATGGCACGTGTATCTAATCCATCTAATCAAAACAACACTGAGACCAGTGCTCGTTTAATTAAATACCTCATAAGCCACAAACATTGGTCACCGTTTGAAATGGTAAACATGTGTGTAGAAATATCTACAACACGATCAATAGCTGCACAGATCCTACGTCACCGCAGTTTTAGCTTTCAAGAGTTTAGCCAACGGTACGCTCAAGTTACAGATAAACCAGCTTTGCCTGCATTACGCCGTCAAGACACGGTAAACCGGCAAAACAGTATCGATGATCTTGATCCATATACAATTCAAGACTTTGAAATTAAAACACAGCAACTATATGATATGTCATACCACTTATATGACGAAATGTTGGCAGCTGGAGTCGCTAAAGAGTGTGCACGAGAGGTTTTACCTCTGTCAAGCCCTACAAAGCTGTATATGAACGGCACATTACGGTCTTGGATTCATTATACTGATCTAAGATGCGCTAACGGAACGCAAACTGAGCATAAACAGATTGCAAATCAGTGTCGTAAGCTGATTGAAAACTGTTTTCCACAGGTTTATGCTGCATTATGATTGTTTGGTCCGTTGTTTGGTTGTTGGGTTTACTGCTAATGGGTGTATGTGTCGTAATTTATAAGGTCATAAATTTTGACAAAAATGTGTGAGACCTATTAGCGTAGGAGCTGGGACGCATTCCCCCCCGTGGGGGTGGGTAGGGAGCAGCAAAAACGGCAATACCCCAGTGGTAGCAAGCGGTTTAGCCCGGTATTTCTCTGTACTTTGCTGGGCTCTACCGCGCAAACCGACTACCGCGCGGGTGTACACGCGATCTAACTACCGCGCCCGCGCACGACACGCGGCTCAATCTCTCGCGATCTGTCGGCTCAGTTAACCTATGGTTATAAGTCAGCAATCAACTGATAAGCAACGATAATAACCATTGGTATGACTGGGATCTGATGCTGTGTTGTGCAGCTTGGCCGATTGTCCACCGTGATTTGGGGAGATGAGGGGCTATACTCAAACAGAGATGACTGATTTGAAGGTCTTGATCTCGACTCTCCCTGTTAAGGGGGAGGAGAGTCTCGATCTTCAACCATCAGTCACTCCCACCGAACCTTGACAACTTCATAGCTCGTTGCGACGGCGAGGTGCAGTCATCTGCAGCAGACCGTAGAGCCTGGAGGTGCTTGACCAGTTGGCCGGCCAGGATGTTACACTGTGTGACGGTTACACCGTCGCCGCCGAGCCACAGGCGGCATACAAGTATGCTCATGGCACAGAGGTCGCTCGTGACCTCGCTCAGGGATGTACCGATGCGTCCCGCACTACATATGCACATCGGATAGGCAGACACGTGAGCGTCCTGCTGGGTGCAAGGTCCCAGCACTGCCATTGCTACTCCTCAGGGACGTAGCCTTTTGTTCACTTAACTTCACACTTCATGTTCACCTATTCTGCAACTCGTACCTCTGCTGCTTGCCAGTTCGTCCACGTTGACCTGCTGCGTGGCGTAGCCACTGTGTCGTTCAAGAACGGCAACATGTACGAGTACAAGAACGTGTCCCGTCGTGCTATCGCTAGCCTTATGGCTAACCCTAACATGAGCCTGGGTTTCTGGGTCAACCACAACCTGCTTGACTCCAAGCGTACCAGCTACAAGCTGGTGCCTGACTACGCTGCTGCCCGATAGGCACAGAGGTCGCTCGTGACCTCGCTTGCTCACGGGATCATAGCCCGCTGCCAGGTGCAATGCCTGGCATGAGCCTGACACCTAGCGTGTCATGTACACTACACATTCACACATCATGTACAACGTGTCACCTATGTTCGACGCACTTGCTGAGCGCTTCGATAACATGGACGAGATCAAGGACGTGGCCGAGTATGGCTGCGCTGCTGGTGTCTCAGACTTCATCTACTCGACAGAACTGTGCGAGTTCTTTGACAAGTACGAGGACGAGATCGAAGATGAACTCGACGGTCTCGGTCTCAAGTACACAGACCTCGTTGATACTGACGAGTTCTGGACAATGCAAGAACTCAAAGAGAAAGCTGTGTGGTGCATCGTTGAGATGTACTGTCACAACCGTGTCGATGCAGCCTGCGCTGTAGCCTGATCCGTTCAAGCGGGTGGCTAGGTGCGAACCCTAGCCCAGGTATTGCCTACGCACTGAGCGAGGCACTCATTAACATGTACCAAGTTTATCAACTCACGGACGATGGGTTTGAGCAATCGCTCGGATACTATCACGATCTCAAGGACGCAGATGATGCGTTAGATGAGTGGTCTGAGTGGAGACCACATGCTTACATTGACATTCGAGAGGTTAACTGACCATGCGTAAGATCGAGCAACAAATGATCAGCGCCGTCAAGAATTGCAAGGACTGGCGCAATGATAACACCGAGGTGTTGTACTCACCATCACGTAAGGTGTCATGTGTATACTTACACAACAATCTCATTGCTACGATTAGCAAGGACGACGTTGAGATTTACGATGGTGGTTGGCAAACCAACACTACCAAGTCTCGTCTCAATGCACTCATCAACAACCTGTGTGATGGCATGAACCAAGGTGTGTACCAACGTAACTTTAATTGGTACATTCAGGATGACGATCGTACCCTGAACGTCATACCTTTTGAACATGGCTACCGTTTCCAACGACTCTACATCTGATGATTCACACTGACAAGTACTACGCACAGCCTACTGTGTTCAAGCTGACTACATGTCTCAAGGACAAACACATCACCCTGGACACACATGGTAACGTGTCAAAGATGCAAAGCATCACAGGTAAGATAGGCAACACGTTTATGCGTGCTGTGTCTTATGTATCCAACGACGCTGCTGTTTTTCCATGAGATTATGCCCTACCCTTCACAAGTACGCTGTGAAGTGCAACAATCCACATACAATCACCGAAGATAACATCGACTTTTGGTATGACAGTCTCAATGATTGTTATGCCAATCGTATGCCTATTAACAAGATATGTACTTATGTCGAAGCTATCACGGACGAGGATACAGAATGAGAATCACATCCGTCACAATCATCATTTTGCTGGGGCTACACATCGGCCTGACAGCCATGGATCACCTCAAGGACATGCAAGACAAACGCATGGACCACCTCTGTAAAGTTGAGCCTTCTTATTGCAAATGAACGTCTACGTGCTGCGCTACAAGACCGAATGGTCTGATGACATGATTCAAGTCTATGCTAACCTGCGAGGTGTCATAAATCGCCTGGAGATCATGGACCTACATGATAACTTTGATGAGGACGAGGCTGTCACCATCGAGTGCATGGAGTTAACATCCGAAGAGACTTCACTCGAACGTCTCAACAACATCCGCAAACACTACGCTGAAAAGAAGAACAAATGATCTGGTCTGAATCAAACATCATCTTTGCCATCATCGGTATGGTAGGATTGTTCAGCACTGCTATCATCTGGCAGCGCTCCAACCGAATCACATCTAAATACTATGGAAAAAAGTAAATCACTAGACGACAATTACTTTATCAAGAACGCCATTCTTTGCTGGCTACACTACTACGGAAACAAGAACCATCGTTGGGATTCTATCTACAAAGAACTAGCTACACGAGATGTTTACATTAGCATGGAGCCTGATGCAAAGCCCAAACCAAGACCAGCTCGACGTCGGGCTGCAAAGCCCAAGACTACATGAGTACAACGTAACACTATCTAGTGGCGAGGTAATGTACATTCTCGCCGCCAACTCTGAAGAAGCCGCATGGGATGCTTTGGAGTTGTCCATGGATCGCGATGTTACCTTAGTCAACGTATTTAAAACACATGAGTGGTAAAAAGCCCTATCATCCCAACAACTGGAAGATGTTCAAGGACGCTCCTGATGAAGCGTTTCAAGAACATACATTTGAGGAGGTCATGGAATGGAAGGTAGCTGGCTGGGAGTTACCTGCTGATGTAGCATGTATCATCCGCACAACTAATCTCACAAACCAAAAGACCAAAGAGTATATCTACAAGAGGCAACATGCTGCTGAACAGAAGATACTCAAGCTCATGGACGAAAAGAAACATGAGTTTATCGTGTGTACTCACGATGCCCTACACTATGTTGGACCTGATCTAATTAACAACGATGACTGACGCCACCTTCAATTTTCGTCTCGACACTTTGATTGACGAGATTGACATGCATCCATACAAAGATGAGATCATCCTGCTCATGCACGAGCAGGTGATCGATGACCTGACCACCACATATGAGGAGTGATTGACCTTATTCGCAGATATTGCAGCACAGATTAAGCTTGAGCGTGAACAAATTGCTCAAGGACTTAAGCAACTACATGACAACACAACTAAACTTGAGGACAAGGACTATGCCTCGGCTAGTGTGTATGGCGTGGCTTCTATTGAGCAACTTATTCCTCTTGTGGTTGATCGTATCAACTCAACTAATAACAGGATAAAAGAAGGTAAGATTGGTGTATGCTTCAAAGAGATACAACGCTATCTCATGGACATCGAGCCTGAAGCAGCAGCAGCTATCTCCTGTAAGGTTACCTTTGATAAGGTATTCAGCTCTAAGCCGCGTAGCTCTACGGTACAAAATGTCACGGATGCAATCGGTCAAGCGATAGAGAACGAGTGCATGATGCGTTTCTATGAACGTAACGTTCCAGGTTTACTACGTGTCATTAAAGACAATTACTTCCACAAATCTATAGGCACACAACAGAAGGTCAAGGTCGTAACAACTCTCATGAACAGGTACGACGTTGATCACTGGCAATGCTGGGGTATTGCTAACCGTGTGAAACTAGGTGGATGGTTGCTTGACTGCATCTGCGAGTCATCGCAGTGGTTCATGCGTGAAACACGACGTGAAGGACGTAAGACCTACAACTTCGTGGTACCCACACCTGAGTTCATGTCCATCAAGGACCAGGTCATGACCAACGCTGAGTTGTTCAGCCCGTTAGCCTGGCCGATGTTGGTTGAGCCTAACGACTGGACCAACGAAACAGCAGGTGGTTACTTGCTTAACGAGGTTATGCGTGGGCATGACATGGTACGCCGAGGCGATAGCCGCCTTATACAGGGAGAAACCCCAATCAACTTTCTGAACAAGATTCAGAAGGTAGGATATACACTCAATACATTCATTGTAAATGTTGCAGAAACATTACAAGAACGTGGTATTGAGGTCGGTAAGTTCATCCCTGTCGTAGATATACCTCTACCACCCAAGCCTATTGACATTGCAGACAATGCAGAGTCACGCAAGGACTATCGTCGCAGAGCTGCTGAGGTATGTAACATCAATGCACAAGCGTTTCAGAAGTCATGTCGTACACGTATGACCATGAACGCAGTGAAGATATTCAAACAGTACGAGAAGTTCTACATTCCGTGGTCGTTTGATTATCGTGGACGTGCTTACCCTATCCCTGCGTTCTTGACACCTCAAGACACAGATTTTGGTAAGTCACTCCTTAAGTTTCATGAGATGTCGTTCATGACACCTGAAGCTGAGGAATGGTTAGCCTTCCAAGTTGCTACAACGTATGGACTTGACAAGGCTCCCATGTCTGAACGACTAGCCTGGGTACGTGACAACGTCACAATCATCAGTAAAGTCGCAACAGATCCCATCGGTAACCTTCCTGAATGGGAGGTCGCAGATGAACCGTGGCAGTTCCTGGCAGCATGTGAGGAGTATTATGCATGTGTAATAGCGTGTATAAGACAACACACATCTCTGCCTGTAGCTACAGACGCTACATGTAGTGGTCTTCAGATCCTGGCAGGTCTTGCCAGGGACGCATCCACTGCTAAGCTGGTTAACGTATTGCCTTCTGATAAACCTCAGGATGCATACAAGGTTGTCGCAGAAGCGGCAGCCCCACACGTACCGGAAACGGTCAGACCTTACATGGACCGTAAAACCGTCAAACGTGTAGTGATGACCGTACCCTACAATGCTAAACCATTTTCCAATCGTGGATACATACGTGAAGCATTGAAGGAAAAAGGTGTCGAAGTTGAAAAAGATGACTTAACTGAGACTGTCAAAGCTGTACGGGCTGCAATGGATCGCATTGTGCCTGGACCTATGGCTGTGATGTCTTGGATTGAGTCAGAGGTCGGTAATGCAATCGATCGTGGTCTGAATAAACTTACATGGACCACACCGTCTGGCTTCTCAGTTACACAAAAGCTGATGAAGAAAGACCACCAAGAGATCAGTCTTGAGTTACTAGGTCGTTGTAGGATCAAGGTTGCAACCGGTGATAGCAGTAAGGTAGATAAGAACCACCACAAAAACGCAACAGCGCCAAATCTTATTCACTCCCTTGATGCATCACTCCTGCACCTATCTGCATTACGCTTCGACGCTCCGATTTCCCTCATACACGACTCGGTTCTATGTCGTGCTACTGACATGTCTGTACTTTCAGCCATTGTTCGTGAAACATACATGCACCTCTTTGCGGAGCATGACTACCTAACATCCTTTGCCCAACAAATTGGGGCAGAGACTGACCCACCGATGATTGACGACTTAGAACCCGCATCGGTTATCGAATCCACTTATTTCTTCTGCTAAATGGCACGCACCATCATCAAAACTGAACAACCCGTTGTCCTTGAAGGTTATCAGGCTGTACTGCAACCCGGTAAGTTCGGCTACAAGCTCATGGCTGTGGTCGGTCAAGAGGTCGTGGATCAGCTGGAAGCTGATCGCACCGAGTCCCTGAAGTGGGCTGAGTCCAAGCTCAAGAATCCCAAGCGTTCGGTCATGAAGCCTGAGCCCTGGGAGGAAGTAGCTGAGGGTAAGTACCAGGTCAAGTTCACCTGGAACGACGAGACCAAGCCGCCTGTGGTAGACACCGAAGGCACTTTGATTACTGACGAAAGCACACCGCTGTACAGTGGTTCTAAGGTAAAGCTGGCGTTTTTCCAGAAGCCTTACATTCTCAAGGACGGTGTTACCTACGGCACCAGCCTGAAGCTCAAAGCAGTTCAAGTCATCTCGCTTTCATCGTCTGCTGGTGTTGATACCGGTGACATGGATGAAGCTGATGTGGCTGAGCTGTTCGGTAAAACCGAAGGTTTCAAGGTTGGTGACCCTAACGTGTCCAACGATGCAGGAGAACCTGAAGACGACTTCTGATGGCTTTCCGATCCCGACTCGAAGAGAAGGTTGCTGATCTTCTCGTCGAGCTGGGTGTCAAGTATGAATACGAAACCGAAAAGATCTCCTATGTAATCGAACACAAGTACAGCCCGGATTTTATTCTTCCAAATGGCGTGTACCTGGAGTGCAAAGGTTACTGGGACTCTGCAGACCGGCGCAAGATCAAAGCAGTCAAGACTCAACATCCTGACCTTGATCTGCGCATGGTTTTTCAGGCACCCTACAACACTATCTCTAAAAAAAGTAAAACGACCTACGCCAAGTACTGTGAGAAACTCGACATACCTTGGTGTTCGTTTGCAAATATCCCATTGAACTGGCTCCTATGACCAGTGAGTTTGTCAGGCACATGGCCTGTCCACACTGTGGCTCGTCGGATGCAGCTAGCCTGTACGACGACGGGCACATTTTTTGTTTCAGGTGCTACACTCATACACCAGGTGATGGCACCGAAAGTTTCCACAATCATCACATGCGAGATGTCCACCTACAAGGCTCAGCCGGAAGGCTGCAGAAGCGACGGATCTCAGAAAGAACCTGTGAGTTGTTCAAAGCCTATAAAGATGGAGAACAACTACGCTTCCATTACTACAACAGCTCTGGCACACTTCTTGGCGCAAAGATCAAGACCAAAGACAAAGAGTTTCGTTGTGAGGGTGAGGTAAAAACCCTGTACGGAATGCAAAACTTCCGTCACAAAACAACCAAAAAAGAGCAGAAGCTAGTTATCTGCGAGGGTGAGATGGATGCATTGTCCATCTGGGAGGCACAACCTAACTGGGACGTGGTCTCCATCCCTAATGGAGCAGCAGCAGCTAAGAAAGCGATCCAACATAACTATGAATGGATCAACTACTACGATAAAATCGTCCTTTTCTTTGACAACGATGAAGCCGGCCAGAAGGCTGCTCAAGACGCCGCCGGTGTGTTACCACCTGGCAAGGTGTTCATCGGTCTTCTAGAGGACTACAAGGACGCCTCAGACGCTTTACAGTCTAACGACAGCGAGGCTATCCGAGCTGTATGTAACTACGCACACACCCAGTACAAACCTGACGGCATCATCGACGCAAAAAACTTGCTCGATGTAATCACAACACCGTCACCACCATCAGATCATGACTATCCATTTCAAGGACTACAATCAAAGCTTCACGGGATCCGGTACGGAGAGCTTGTCACGATTACTGCAGGATCAGGGATTGGCAAATCGTCCTTCTGTCGTGACTTATGTACTCACCTGCTTAACAAAGGAGAACGGGTCGGTTACCTGGCACTTGAAGAGTCAAACCGCCGTACAGCTCTCGGACTTATGTCAGCAGCAGTCGGACGAAGCCTCCACCTTGGAGAGCATGATCGATCTGAGCTAGTCGATGCGTTCGACAAAACTATCGCAACGTGGAATCTCCACCTTTTTGATGGTTTTGGATCGTACGACCCGGACCACATCTACGAACGGATCGAGTACATGGCATCTGGTCTTGAGACCCGTGTTGTTTTCCTTGATCACTTGTCTATCCTGCTCAGCGGTCTTGACGGCGACGAGCGGAAGATGATCGATACCACCATGACCAAGCTGCGCTCACTGGTTGAACGCACTGGTATTTCATTGTTTCTTGTATCACATCTACGGAGAACTACATCAGATGTCAACCATGAAGAGGGAGCACGTGTCACACTTGGACAGCTACGAGGATCCGCTTCTATTGCTCAACTCAGCGATGCGTGCATTGCACTTGAGCGAGATCAGCAGAGTGGATCTCAATCAAGCTCTACGACTGTGCGAGTCCTTAAAAATCGATATTCAGGCGAGGTTGGTGTCGCCTGTCAACTGACCTATGATCTTTCCACCTGTAAATTCAATGAATCACAACCAGAAGCAGAGTTCGATCCAACAACCGATTTCTAAACCCAATCCTCCCACGCCTGAGATGGTAAAGCGTGCACAATTTGTAGACAAAACTTACCACTGGAAAAATGCTGGTATTCGACCTGGAGAGCAACGGACTTCTAAATGATGTTAGCCGGATCCACTGTCTTGTCATCTACGATTCGGAGACTGATGAGACGCTCGTTTACAATGACGAAGGCAATGCTGAGCCAATTACACGCGGCGTTCAACGTCTGGAAGACGCTGAGGTCATCGCGGGTCACAACATCATCGGGTATGACATCCCCTGCCTTCGCAAGATTTACCCGTGGTTCACACCAACCGCCTTGGTTGTAGACACGTTGCTCCTTTCACGCTTGTATCACACAGACATGCGTGACCTAGATATGAAACACAAGTGGAAGAACATGCCGTTACAACTGTACGGACGTCATTCACTTGAGGCTTATGGTCACCGACTGGGTGAATACAAGGGTGAGTTTGGTAAAGATGCTGACTGGTCTGAATGGTCACAAGAAATGCAAGATTATTGCATACAAGATGTTAACGTAACTAAAAAACTATGCGATCACTTCCACCCATACCTGAGTGGGTCGCGCTAGAACACCAAGTTGCACAAGTACTCACCCAACAAGAACTTCATGGATGGCATTTTGACTCAGAGGCTGCATGGAAACTTGCATCTTCTCTCAGAACAGAACTTGAAGAAACTTATCAGTTACTACGCGACAGGCACCCTTACGTCTTCGGATCAGAATTTACTCCTAAACGAAATAACAAATCATCTGGATACGTTGAGGGATGCACATTCACAAAGCTCAAGGAACTAAACCCTACTTCACGAGACCATATTTCATGGATCCTGCAAACATTTCATGGCTGGAAACCAAAGGAACTGACACCTACTGGGAAGCCCATCATCGACGAAGTGATTCTCAAGGATATTGGGACACCGATTGCGATGGATTTCTTGAAGTGTCTCGATATTACGAAGAAGCTGGGGATGATCTCGGAAGGCACGAACGCATGGCTGAAGCTATGTACGACTGCTGATCGTATTCATCACCACTGTTCAGTTGCTACAAACACACATAGATGTGCACACCGTAAACCAAACCTAGCTCAAGTACCTAGTGATCATGACTTCAGAAAATTATTCACGGCATCACCTGGTCAAGTTATGGTGGGTGCCGATCTTAGCGGTATCGAGCTTCGGATGCTCGCACATTACCTCGCTAAATATGATGAGGGACGCTACGCGGACGTACTACTCAACGGAGACATCCATCAAGTCAACGCAGACCGAATTGGAATCAGCCGCCGCCAAGTTAAAACAGTCACTTACGCCTTCCTCTACGGTGCAGGTGACGCCAAAATCGGACATTCCTTTGACTCTTCCCTGAATGATCGCAATGCGAAACTACACGGCAAGGAGATCAGGGCGGCGTTTGTTTCTGCTATTGATGGACTTGCGGAACTTCTGGCGGCAATCAAAGCGGCGTCTGAGAAGGGCTTTATTCGATCAATAGATAAACGAAAGATTGCCGTTGACAGCCCTCACAAAGCTTTGAACTACCTGCTCCAATCAGGAGCCGGTGTGATTGCAAAGCGTTGGATGGTAATTAATCACGAGAAAACCAAAGAGTTGTGTTGTTCACAGCTCGCTTTTATACATGACGAACTACAATTCGAGTGCGACCCAGTGGACGCAGACGCGGTATCAGCATCCCTGGTACAAAGCGCTCAAGCGGCTGGAGAGTACTATTCACTACGCCTCCCAATCAGTGCAGAAGCAAAGCAAGGGAGGGACTGGTCGGAGGTCCATTGATGAAACTACTCATTGACGCCGACTATATCGTTTACAAGTCTTGCGCCGGCGCTGAAGACGAAATTGACTTCGGAGATGATGTCATCTTGGTTGTTAGTAAGTTTTCAGAGGCACTATCTAATGTACAGCGTGAGCTGAGCAAGATCAAAAACAACTTTATGTGGGACGTGCCAGAAATGGTGCTGTTCTTTAGTGACTCTAAAAATTTTCGGAAAAAAATTTACCCCGATTATAAAGGTCACCGAAATAGAAAGAAGCCCTGTGGCTATCGCCGCGTAATCACAGCACTCAGTCAGCAGTACCAAGTTATTAGAATGCCTGAGCTTGAAGCTGACGATGCCATGGGTATCTACGCTACTGCAAATCCTGGTAACATTATTGTATCTCCTGATAAAGACATGCGTCAAATTCCTGGTCGTTTGTACAATCTTGACGAAGTGATAGACATCACGCCGGAAGAAGGTATGAAATGGCATTTTATTCAGACGCTTGCAGGTGACCAAACAGATGGTTACTCAGGCGTACCTGGTATTGGAATCAAACGTGCCGTTGCTTTGTTTGAAGAGAATGGATACACGTGGGAGACTGTTGTCAAGGCGTTTGCAGAAAAAGGTCTTGATGAAGAAGTTGCTTTGACAAATGCCAGACTCGCACGAATTCTTACACACGAAGATTTTGACCAACACAAACAACAGGTCATACGATGGGCTCCCCCCTCCGCCAGTGACAGAGCTGACGATGGAGCAGGACCTAAAGATCAGACGCCTCAAGGACCTACTTCCTGAGGCTGACAAAGATGACATCATCACGTTGTTCATCGCACTACAACGGCAGAACTTCTGCCTTTGCAACACAGTCTCCAACCTAGTTAAGGAATGGATCACAAGTCACCCGCCCATTACACCCGAGGATCCATAGAAGTCTGGGACTTCATACGGGATCAAGAACTCAACTATCACCTTGGTAATGCTATTAAATATATTTGCAGAGCCGGTTTCAAGGGTGATAACACAAAGTCTAAAGACCTTAAAAAAGCTATCCACTATCTTGAGAATGAACTCCTACATACACACGAGCCTGATGGATCAGGCGGAACAGTTCCGCTCCGCATACTCACTGACGACTGGGAAGGACCGTCGGAGTGGTCAGAAAGCTTTGATCGATGAAGAATGGTCAGAGTTCCATGAAGCCTATCACATGAAGGATGAGTGTGAACAACTGAAGGAGCTGGCTGACCTGGTGTATGTTTGCTACCAATATGCTGCCTCTCAAGAATGGGATCTCGATGAAGCAATGCATCGTGTCCACAAATCAAACATGTCCAAGCTCGGAGAGGACGGAAAACCTATCTACCGAGTAGATGGTAAGGTCATGAAAGGACCTAACTATCAGCCACCAATTTTGAACGACCTTATTATCGAATGACCACCTCATACATCGCACGCACCGGTCGAGTCCAGTCTTGGATCGACGACCCTACCTCCCGGTTGCCTGTCAGCTGCACTGTTTTTACCGTAGAAGATTCTATCGAGGGAGAAAATGGCATTGAAGCATCCTGGAAATTTGTATCACATGCTCTACGTTTTGGAGCAGGTTGCGCGGTCCACTTGTCGAAACTGCGACCCAAAGGAACAGAAAATGACAAAGGCTTGGTTGCATCTGGACCAGTGTCCTTTGCAAAAATCTACTCAACGCTAAATGAGATCCTTCGTCGCGGTGGTGTTTACAAGAACGGTGCTGTGGTGGCTCACCTGGATCTTAGCCATCCTGATGCACTTGAATTTATACAAACTCCTCGCCATGAGCTACCCTGGATCAAGCGATGCATCAACATCAAGCCGGAGTGGTGGGAGGCTTGCACGTTTAAAGAAGAACTCCTTTATGGCATTAAATCAGGTGACATCTGGCTCAACAAAGTAAAGTATGACAATGAAGGAAACCGCATCCGAGGAAACGTCTGCCTTGAAGTTTACCTGCCCTCACGTGGAACGTGCTTGCTACAGCATGTCGCTCTTGGTGCCTGTGAATTCGACGACATCCCGCGAGCTTTTGCTGAAGGTATGTCCGAGCTGTGCAGCCTCCATGGCAAAACAGGTGTTGGAGAAAGCGGTGAGTACCTCCCTTCAAAGACCGACCGACAAGTTGGGCTGGGACTACTCGGACTTGCTAACCTACTACGGCGGTACGGAGTAACCTATGAGCAGTTCGGGCTTGCTCTGGACCAGTACAATGCAGGAGAAGTGGTACGCACACCAGCCTATGAACTGGTCTCCCAGTTTGACGCTGGTATTAAAGCTGCAGCCGAGATTGCTCGCGCTGCTGGTATGGTTCGAGCCTTTGCTATCGCACCCACTGCCTCCTGCAGTTATCGAAGCAAGGATCTGGATGGTTATACTCAAGCACCAGAGATCGCACCACCTATCAGCCGGACGGTAGACCGTGACAGCGGTACGTTCGGGGTACAAACATATGAATATGGCGACGTAGAGATCGCCGCAGAAGTTGGTTGGGACAACTACAAGCGTGTTGCCGATGGCATCATGACGTTGCTCAACAACACGGGACTTCTTCACGGGTATAGCTTCAACAGTTGGAGTGATGTTGTCACATACGACAACGCCTTTATCGAAGAGTGGTTGGAATCTCCGCAAACCTCCCTTTACTATAGTCTGCAAGTCATGGGCGATACACAAGATAAGTCTGATGTTTATGCAGCTATCAAGGAAGACGTCGATGAGTATCTTGCAGACATTCTGAATGAAGAACTTACTTGTGACTGTCAAGAATGAACCCTTATCAAAAACTACTCAATCGAAAAAGAAAATGGACACCGGTGCAGATGACTGCCGGTACCTGCAAAGAAGGTGCGGAAGCAACGATCCACCGTGCACTTGCATTGCGACACATGGAACTGCCTGTGGGAGAGTTTATCACTGATGCTCTCTCCACTGAAGTTCCAGATCTTGCGCGGGAAATACTCCACTCTAACGTTCAAGACGAAGAGAACCACGACATCGCTCTTGGTTACGTTGCCTCTGCTTACGGCGTTGATGAGAAAGCTGAGGCGGAAGCCCTTAGGCTTAAAGCCGCTTGGGAAGCACATCCAGATCACACGATCACCAAAGCATTGGTTGCCGAGCGTGCAATCTTCTTCGTTCTTCTACCATTCTTCCGCTTTAATGGTGACGCTGGCATGAGGACCATTTCAGCGGACATCAGTCGAGACGAACAAGTCCATGTGGCGGTTAACTCACTGGTACACACTGAGCTGGGCTACAACATCAGTCCGTCTTTGGACAAGCTCCGCAAGGCTACGATCAACTGGGTGATGCAGCCCCTGGGCGAGCACGCCGATAAATATTTGGACAAAAAATTTTGGCTCGATTCTAGTGATCGTCTAATGTATGAGGGCAAAGCACCTGAGCTTGCCGCTACACGATCAGCTCGGATGCCTGCCTTCTTCGAGCACAGCAATGTCAACCTCCCCCAATATGCTTGAGGTTCTTGGGATGAATTCCCGTGGACTTATCCATGCACTAGAAGAATCCTTTCCACCCACCAACCCTACACCTGACGATACAATGGAAAAAATTATGTACCGATCCGGTCAACGTAGTGTCGTTGAGTGGGTCATAAAATATATGGAGGATAACTGATGGCACAGCAGCATAGGGATCTACGATTCCCAACAGTTAATTTTCACGGCACATACTACACTGCTGATCTGGTAGGAAATGCATCTAGCGGACGTTCGTATTACAACTATAAAGGTGTTAGGTATGACGATCTAGAACGTGCATTGGAAGCCGGTCAAACTGTTATTGGACCGTCAGGAAGTGTTGCTCCTGCAGGATATTATTTAGCAGGTACATCGGGTCGTAGCGGAAAAGTCGGTAGCTTTGTACCAACAGGTAATCTTTTTAAAAAACTACCGACTCCTGAAACTAAGATTGAGTACCGCGCTGACCCTGCTCAAGCTGATGAAATCAATAGGCTAAGGAAAGAGCTTGAGTCTCTGAGACCTTTAGAAACAGATGTAGTACCTGGACTTAAAACTCAGGTAACCAATCTGACTAATCAATACGAAAGTCAACTTACTGACTTACGTGACAGCTTGACATCTAAGTATGAATCTAATCTAGAAAAAAGGTTGAATGAATTACGTTCAACTTTAGAAGCAGATTATGGTACTGTACTTGAACAGCAGAAATCAACTGTTGCTACTCAGCTTGCTCAAGCTAACACTGCTGCTGAACAACGCCTTGCTGCACAGAACTTAGCTGCAGAAAAAAGGATGGAAGAGGCTCGTACTTTAGCTACACAACAGCTAGAAGACTACAAGCGTCAAGCAACTGAAGAGCTGACTGGTTATAGAACTAGAGCTGCGCAATCTGAACAAGCTATGACTGAGTATCAGTCGTCAGTTGAAAAACAGATTGCTGATCTTAGGGCTCAGTCAGCGTCCCAGCTCCTAGAACAGGGAGAGGCTGCAAGAGCTAGGTTAGAAGGGCTCCGTTCAGAGCTTACTTCTCAATACCAAACACAGTTAGGAGGTCAGCAGCAATCGTTTGAACAGCAGCTAGCTCAGACACAACAGCAGTTAGGCCAAGCAGAAACTCAATACGCATCTCAGTTAGACGCAGCTAGAGCTAGGTACCAAGAGCTACTTGGTCAACAAACTACCCAGTTTGAAACACAAGCTGCCGAACAACAAAAACAATACGAAACACAGCTAGGTCAAACACGATCTCAATACGAGTCACTGCTTAAATCTGAGCAACAACGTTTTGCACAACAACAAGCTTCTCTCCGTCGTCGGCAGGAAGCAGCACCAGTTAGTGTTAAATCTACCACTTCAAAAGGTCAGCAAGTTGGACTGACTGCACGTGGTACTACTGGTACATTTGGCAGACGTGGTCTGCGTATCTCTTCTATTAACGTTTAATTAAATGTCAGCACGTACACGTTACGACAATTTGTCGAGCGATCGTTCTCAGTTTCTTGAAGAAGCTAGACAAGCATCAGAGCTGACTCTTCCATACTTGATTCGTGGTCACGAGGAGTACACCGTGGGCATGAAACAGCTTAAGACACCTTACCAAAGCGTTGGCGCGAAGGGTGTAGTTACTCTGGCATCTAAATTGATGCTGGCTCTGCTACCTGTTCAAACCAGCTTCTTTAAACTGCAGCTTGACGAGAGTCAGTTGGGTCAGGAGTTTGGACCTGAAGTTAAGTCTGAACTTGACCTGTCTTTTGCAAAGATTGAGCGCATCATCCTTGAATCCATCGCTGCATCAGACGACCGTGTCGTAGTACACCAAGCTCTGCAGCACCTGGTGGTCAGTGGTAATGCTCTTGTCTTCATGAGCAAGTTTGGACTGAAGTTATATCCTTTGAGCCGCTTTGTAGTGGATCGAGACGGGAACGGTCAAGTGATTGAAATTGTCACGAAAGAACGTATCTCTAAAAAACTACTTGAAAAACAACTGCCTCCTGATTTCTTTGCACAAAGAGTGACGGATGAAGGTGGTCCATATAATGATGACGTCGATGTGTACACACATGTGCGACGTGATAACAATCGCTTTATTTGGCATCAAGAAGTATTTGATAAAGTTATCAAAGGTTCACAAGGTAAAGCACCGATCAATGTAAATCCATGGATTCCTCTCCGGTTCAACACTGTTGACGGTGAGAGCTATGGACGTGGTCGTGTCGGTCAGTTCATCGGTGACCTGAAGTCACTTGAAGGGCTGTCCCAGGCGCTTGTAGAAGGCTCTGCAGCGGCTGCTAAGGTCGTCTTTACTGTGTCACCATCAAGCACTACTAAGCCCAGCACACTGGCTGCTGCAGGCAACGGAGCTATCATTCAAGGACGTCCCGATGACATTGGTGTCGTTCAGGTTGGTAAGACTGCTGACTTCCGTACTGCTTATGAGATGGTCGGTCAGCTAGAACGACGACTGAACGAAGCATTCTTGATTCTTAGTGTCCGACAAAGCGAGCGTACTACTGCTGAAGAAGTACGTATGACACAGATGGAACTTGAGCAGCAGCTTGGTGGGCTATTCAGCTTGCTGACTGTAGACTTTCTTGTTCCATATCTCAACCGTAAACTGAGTGAAGCTCAGAAGTCAGGTGAGATTCCACGCATTCCTAAAGACATTGTCAAGCCTACTATTGTTGCTGGTATCAATGCACTTGGTCGCGGTCAAGACAGAGAAAGCCTGGCTTCCTTCTTGACTGTGCTTGCTCAAACCCTTGGACCTGAAGCCATCGCTACCTTCATCAACACTGATGAGGTGATTAAACGGTTGGCTGCTGCACAAGGTATTGATGTACTTAATCTTGTACGTTCTATGCAAGAGGTACAGCAAGAAAGACAGGCTGCAGAGCAGCAGCAGATGGCAATGCAGCAACAGCAGATGGAGATTGAAGCAGCTAAAGTCAATGGCGGCGAACAAGCTCCACCTCAAGAACCTACTATGGAACAACCACCTATCCAATAACCACCTATGGCTGAAGTAATGTCTATGATCTCGGAGGATAATGCTCCGGGAGAACTTAATGCAGAAGAGCAGGATTCTCTGAAAGTTGGAGAAGAAATGGAAGCAGCCCAGGAGCAAATGCTTGCTGGTAAATACAAGAATGCTGAAGAGCTGGAAGCTGCTTACCTTGAACTCCAAAAGAAACTTGGTGAACAACCAGAGGAAGAAACCTCTTCTGAAGAAGAACCTGAAGAGGAGACTGACTCCACGTTGTTCGACCGTCTTTGGGAAGAAGCTCAGACTGACAAATTGTCTGACGAAACTTTGAAAGAATTGACAGAGTCTAATCCTGCTGATCTTGCAAAGATGTACCTTGATTATCGTACTCAGGTACAGGCTGGTGAAGGTGAGCAGATGACAGAACAAGATGCTGACAGTCTCAAAGAAGCTGTTGGTGGTGAGCGAGCCTATGCTGATATGATGGGATGGGCTAGCCAAAACCTCAGTGAAGAAGAGATTGCCATGTATGATTCTGTCATGGAATCGGGTGACAAAGCTGCCGCATACTTTGCAGTTGAAGCTCTGTCTAACCGATACGACGATGCCAATGGTGTTGAGGGTAACCTCCTCCAAGGCAAAGCACCTACCAATAATGATGATACTTTCAAAAGCCAAGCAGAGCTTGTCGAAGCAATGGGTGACCCACGCTATAGTCGTGACCCTGCGTACCGACAAGAAGTCATGCGAAGACTTGAACGATCCGATATTGATTTCTAATGTCTACTGTTGTTGAAGACCGAGGTCGCCTGAACCTCTATGCAATCGAACCACCTATGCAAATCATGGAAGTAACTGAAACTCACAACGAAAAGGCTGAACGCCTGAACGGACGCTTTGCAATGCTCGGCGTCATGGCTGCGCTTGGAGCGTATGCACTCACTGGTCAAATTATCCCTGGTATCTGGTAATGCCCTACGGTAAAGGAACTTACGGCTCTCAAGTCGGACGCCCACCTAAAAATAAAAAGAAAAAAAAACTGTCCTCTGGTCAGCGTAAGATTGCCAGCCAAGCTGGTGACAAAATGAAAATTGAAGCTGCTGATTTTAGAAAACTTCGGAGCAAAAAGTAATGCACAAATGTAAGTACGGCTCCTACAAAGGAGGCAAGAAAGGTGGCGGTAAAAAAAAGTAGTACCAAGTCCGTTAGTCTAAAAATTGGTAAACACAAATCCCATTCTGGTGGCTTGACAAAAGCCGGGCGGGAAAAATATAACCGAGAGACTGGTTCCAATCTGAAGGCACCCCAACCAGGAGGAGGTCCGCGTAAGCGCTCTTTCTGTGCTAGGATGTCTGGAGTCAAAGGACCGATGAAAGATTCAAAAGGTCGTCCTACAAGGAAGGCACTTGCCCTACGTAAATGGAAATGTTAAATGGCTAAACGAGGTCTCTACGCAAACATCCACGCAAAACGCCTTCGTATCAAACAAGGTAGTGGAGAAAAAATGAGGAAGCCTGGGGCTGAAGGCGCACCCACGGCTGCTAACTTTAAACGCGCCGCTAAAACTGCTAAAAAAAAGTAACACACACATGAAATCTATTATCGCTTCCGGTCTCCTCCTCGGCATGGCACATGGTGCCGCTATTGCTGGTCCCTACGTGAATGTTGAAAACAATGCTGGCTTTACCGGCTCTGACTTCACCAGCCAGACTACCGACTTCCATGTCGGTTACGAAGCTGAAGGCGTCCTGGGTTCCTGGGGTGTACAGGCTGGTCCTTCTGTTGTCGTCCCCGACGGCGGTGATCAAGAAACCATCTTGACTGGTAAGATCTTTGGTTCTGTCGCTGCTACCGAAAAGCTTTCCGTCTATGGTGAGTTGTCGGCAGCGTTCGATGACACCAACTCCTACGGTACCAAGGCTGGTCTGAAGTATAGCTTCTGATCAATACAGCCCGCCACTGGATGTGAGCCTTGGGCGGGCTTTACAAAGTGCTCAAATACATAAGACTGTAAATGTAACCGCACTTTTAAATGACCGCAACTATCGCACAAAGGCAGTCTCAATCTACTTGGGAGGAGTTCTGCCGGTGGGTAACGTCCACTAACAACCGTCTTTATGTAGGCTGGTTTGGTATCCTTATGATTCCAA